TTAATGTTTTTAATGATGCTGCTTTGCCACTATTGTTTTTTAAAATAGAAAAGGAATTGTGGTCTTCCATGAAGACCTTTTTATTGTATTTGAATAGGATACCTGAATATCCTAAATCATTTTTAGATGATATTCCAGTTGATGAAAATTGTCTAAAAATCTTGGAATCCCTATAATGGAAAATTCAAAATTAGACCTAATCATAAATATTATTAGAGAGGAAATGACCGCCACAGGTGGAAATTTAGCAGGACTTCCTCCAGAAGAACCACCAGTAAATAGAAAGAAAAAGGGAAAATCAATATTTTTAGGACCAAAATCAAGAACTGCTTGGCTTAGAAATATTCAACAAAGATGAATCATGTTTCCACCATCATCAACAGATACTAAAATTGCAATCCTAGAAGAAAGATTATCTGTGTATGAACAGATGATGGAAAGGATTGATACAGCAATTCAAAAGATTGGAGAGACAAGTCAAAATATCAGTCAGATGTTAGCTGTTCATAATGAAAAAATTGAACAGTGTAATAGAACTGATAGTTTAATTGTGACTATGATTGAAGATATTAAGAGAACTTCAAAAGAACAGCATGAGGAAATAAGCAAGGAGTTGGGAGAAAGAATAACAAAAGTAGAAGAGAAAGTAGAAGGTCTTTCAAAATTTAAATGGCAAGTTTTAGGAGCATTTGTGGTTGTTGGAGTCTTATTAAGATTTGCTCCACCAGTATTTTCCTTCTTGACACAATCACCCTCCTCAACTACAATAGAGAGATCAAAGTAGTATTGTGTTTTTGTAATGAGTTTTATTGATGCCAAGTATATTGGATTAGTATCCCCAAGATTACAAAAATTTAAACAAGTAAAAAATAATCTTTATAATTTCAGATGTCCCTACTGTGGAGATTCACAGAGGCACAAGAATAAAGCAAGAGGGTACATCTACCAACTCAAAAATGATCACAATTACAAGTGCCACAACTGTGGTATGTCAAAATCTTTTACTAATTTCTTAAAAGATTTGGATCAATCTCTTTATGACTCTTATGTTATGGAGAGGTATAAGCAAGGAATTACTGGTAAGAATTCTAATACCCCAAATCCAACCTTTAATTTTCAAGAGCCTATTTTTAAGAATCTAAAACAATTTGATCTGCCAACCATAGAAGAACTAAATATTGAGCATCCAGCAAAAGTATATTTACAGAATAGAAAAATTCCAGAAAAGTTTTTAAAACAATTGTACTACTGTGAAAACTTTAAAAAATGGACAAATGAACAAAAATATACTTTTGAATCTACAGATCGAGATGAACCAAGAATCATCATCCCACTTATAAACAATGGGGAAGTCATAGGGTTTCAAGGTCGTAGTTTAAACAAAAATTCTAAAATTAAATACATTACAATCATTTTGAATGAACATTCTCCAAAGATTTATGGTCTTGACAATGTAAATTGGGAAAAAACTGTTTATATTACTGAAGGTCCAATTGATAGCATGTTCATTGATAATGCTATTGCTATGGTTGGTGCTGATATTGACAAGATGTTTTTATTGAGTAATTTTGATGTTCATTTTGTAATGGTTTATGATAATGAAAAACGAAATAAACAAATTGTAGAAAGAATGGAAAAGGTAATTGATCTTAAATTACCTATTGTGATTTGGCCATCAGATGTTGGTGAAAAGGACATTAATGATATGGTCCTAGCTGGACTTGATGTTAATGGCATGTTAAAATCAAATACATATTCTGGTTTAGAAGCAAAAGCAAAACTTATTAGTTGGAAACGAGTATGAGTAACGGAACAAAAGTAGTCAAGAGAAATGGTAATATTGAATCTCTTGATTTAGATAAAATGCATGTGATGGTTGAAGAAGCTTGCAAAAACCTTGCAGGTGTATCTGCATCACAAGTTGAGATGCAATCTGGTATTCAATTTTATGATGGGATTACTACAGCAGAAATTCAAGAAATCTTGATTCGTAGTGCTAGTGATCTTATTGATTTAGATCATCCAAACTATCAGTATGTTGCAGCAAGGTTGCTTTTGTTTGCTCTGAGAAAAAGTTTGTATGGTGGTATTAAAGATTTCCCACATCTGGAACAACACATCTACAATTGTGTTGAGAAAGGTGTCTATGATAATGAGATCTTTATTAAATACTCTAAGGAGGAAATTGATAAGGCAAATTCATTTATTGATCATGACAGGGATATGTTGTTCACCTATGCTGGTCTTCGCCAGGTAGTTGACAAATATCTTGTTCAAGATAGAAGTGCTGGTAAAGTTTATGAAACTCCCCAGTTCATGTATCTGATGATTGCTCTTACAATCTTTGCAGAATACCCAAAAGAAACTCGTTTAGATTACGTTAAGAGATACTATGACGCAATCTCAAAGCATAAAATCAACATTCCTACGCCAATCATGGCAGGTGTTAGAACCCCACTTCGTCAATTTGCAAGTTGCGTTCTTGTTGATGTTGATGACACCCTTGATAGCATCTTCAGCTCTGATATGGCAATTGGTAGGTATGTTGCTCAAAGAGCAGGAATTGGTATCAATGCAGGTCGCATCAGGGGCATCAATAGTAAAATCAGAGGTGGAGAAGTTACGCACACTGGGGTTGTTCCTTTCCTTAAAAAGTTTGAATCAACTGTACGATGCTGCACGCAAAATGGGATTAGAGGTGGATCAGCAACAGTCCACTTCCCCATCTGGCACCAAGAAATAGAAGATATTATTGTACTGAAGAATAATAAAGGAACAGAAGATAACAGAGTTAGAAAATTAGATTATTCAATTCAAATTAGTAAACTTTTCTATGAAAGATTTATCAGTAATCAAGAGATCTCACTCTTCAGTCCACATGCTGTTCCTGGTCTGTATGATGCTTTTGGCACTGATAGATTTGACGAGTTATATGTATCTTATGAACGAGATACAACTATTCCAAGAAAAACTATTGGTGCTCAAGAACTCTTTCTGGAACTCCTAAAAGAGCGTGCAGAAACTGGTCGTGTTTACATTATGAACATTGACCACTGCAACTCACACTCATCTTTCTTGGACAAAGTTGAGATGAGTAACTTGTGTCAGGAGATTACACTTCCTACCAGACCACTGCAGCACATTGATGATCCTGAAGGTGAAATTGCTCTGTGTATTCTTTCTGCAATTAATGTAGGTAAAGTTAAATCAGACGAAGAGTTTGAAGAACTTTGTGATCTCTCAGTCAGAGGACTGGAGGAACTGATTGATTATCAGAACTATCCAGTTGAAGCAGCAGAGATATCAACCAAGGCACGTAGGTCCCTTGGAGTAGGTTTTATTGGTCTTGCACACTATCTTGCCAAGCTTGGGTATAAGTATGACTCACAGGAGGCATGGGATGCTGTTCATGGACTTTCTGAATCATTCCAATACTTCCTTTTGAAGTCGTCTAATCAAATTGCTAAGGAAAAGGGAGCATGTAAGTATTTTAATAGGACCAAGTATTTCCAAGGTATTCTTCCTATTGATACATACAAGAAAGACGTAGACGAAATTTCCTCCACTCCATATCAACATGATTGGGAAACTTTACGTGCCAACATTCAGGCACATGGTTTACGACATTCAACACTGTCAGCACAGATGCCATCGGAGAGCAGTTCCGTTGTGTCAAATGCCACAAATGGGATTGAGCCACCAAGAGGTTATCTGTCCGTTAAAAAATCAAAGAAAGGACCTCTTAAGCAGATTGTCCCTGGGTATCAAACCCTTAAAAACAATTATACGCTTCTGTGGGATATGCCTAGCAATACTGGGTATATTAATATTGTTGCAGTTATGCAGAAGTTCTTTGATCAGGCAATTTCTGGAAACTGGTCCTATAATCCAGAACACTTTGAAAATTCTGAAGTACCTGTTAGCATAATGGCACAAGATCTTTTGACCACCTACAAGTATGGGTGGAAGACTTCTTATTACCAGAATACATACGATAATAAGACAGATGAAGTAAAGGAGGAACCAAATATTAATCTGCAAGAACTTGTCCAAGAACTACTACAAGGAGAGGAAGACTGTGAATCCTGTAAAATTTAGAACAACTTCAGAAGAAAATAAAATTATGAATGGAATGACGGTATTTAATACCAATAGTGTTGACTCTAAAAAACAACCAATGTTTTTTGGACAACCTCTTGGTATTCAACGATATGATACTTACAAGTATCCTATTTTTGATAAACTAACTACACAACAACTTGGATACTTCTGGAGACCTGAAGAAGTCTCACTTCAAAAGGATCGTTCTGATTACCACACGCTTCGTCCAGAACAAAAACATATCTTTACTTCAAATCTTAAGTACCAAATTCTTCTTGATTCTGTTCAAGGACGTGGACCAAGTATGGCATTTGCCCCATACTGTTCACTACCTGAATTGGAATCTTGTATGAAGGTCTGGGAATTTATGGAGATGATTCACTCTAGATCCTATACATATATTATCAAGAACGTTTATTCTAATCCTTCTGAAGTATTTGATTCCATTTTAGAAAATCAAAATATTCTAGAACGTGCAGAATCAGTTACTGGGGCTTACAATGAATTTATTAATTCTGCTCAGCAGTATGGAACATCTAATGATTGGATCTTTGCTCAAGAAGGTGCTGGATATGCAAAAGAGGGTAGAATTGAACTAAAGAGGAAACTTTACAGAGCAATTGCAAATGTCAACATTCTCGAAGGTATCAGGTTTTATGTCTCGTTCGCTTGCAGCTTTGCATTTGGTGAACTCAAACTTATGGAAGGATCCGCTAAAATTATCTCTCTCATCGCAAGAGACGAAAATCAGCACCTTGTCATTACTCAGAACATCCTCAATAAGTGGCGCGAAGGAGATGATCCAGAGATGCAACAGATTGCTAAAGAAGAAGAAGAGTGGGTGAGGTCTGCTTTTGAAAATTGTGTCAATGAAGAGAAGCACTGGGCAGAGTATCTGTTCAAGGATGGTTCTATGATTGGTCTGAATGACAAACTTCTACATCAGTATGTTGAGTGGGTTGCCAATCGTAGAATGAAAGCAATTGGAATCAAACCATTGTATGATATTGCTGCAAAGAATAATCCACTTCCTTGGACTGAACACTGGATTTCATCTAAAGGTCTTCAAGTTGCTCCACAGGAAACAGAAGTTGAATCTTATGTGGTTGGTGGTATCAAGCAAGATGTGAAGAAAGATACCTTTGCAGGATTCAAACTGTAGCAGATTATACAAAATAACTTATATAAATTAAAATACGTTCATTTGCTATTTGCAAATAGCAAACGGAAGTAAGGAAACTGAAGGAACGCACCAATACCCACAAAGTAAAGGAGCAAACCTATGGCACTTATTCTGATTAAACAAAAAATGCTTAAAGAGATGAGATTAAAACAAGCTCAGCTCTACATGGCTATGGTGTGAATATGAGAGGGTCTTATGACCCTCTTTTTTTATAAATACTTAAAAAGTTTATAACCATGTTGTCACCTAAAGAATTCCAAGAACTTTATATCTCAATGTATGAAGCAAGAGATGATGATGCGAGGGAGATGAGACGTCTTGCTGCTGCTGAAAGACGTGCAGGTAACTCTGATAGAATGGATTCAAAAGTTGCTGCCAAGTATGCAAGTTCAGAAGCAAGATCAGCAGAAAGAGCAGATAAGAAATCAAAAGGTAAGCACATTCATGGGACTGTTGATGAAGCAGTTTATGGTGGTGAACCAAAGAAGCAAGAAGAACCAAAAGATACCAGAATGACAGTGACTGCTGCTGATAAGAAAGCAAATACAAAAGCATGGCAGAACTATCAATCAGGACATAAAGGATATAAAGCTGCTCCACATCTTGGTGAAAGTGCAGTTCCTGGAAAACCAGCAGAAAAACTTGGTGCTGTAACTTCTATACCAAAAGATGAGCAAGATGCTGCAAGACAAAGAACACTTGCAAAAGCTGCTGCTATGAGAGCAAAAAAAGGTATTACTAAGGAAGAACTTGAACTTGAATTAAGAGCACACTTAAGAGAGCGTGCCCTTGATGCTGCAGAGAAGAGAGAAAAGGAAAGTGTCTTTAAAGCAATCAAGCCTTCAAAGCTTGCAAAGACATATCCAGAGAAGTCCCCTGAAGAACTCAAGAGTTTGAGATATGCTATCTCCACTTCTCAAGCCAAGAAGAACATGGACACCTCAAGATCAGACAAGAGGTATGGGGTAGAGAGATGATGGAAAAACCTGATTTAGAGAGCAGAAAAAAAGGTCCAAGGAAGCCATCTCAATTAGCACAGAAGGCAAAATTGGATAGATTAATTGCTCAAATCAGGGCAAAAAAAGAGCGTGAATCTAACTAAGCATCAAAAACAATTAATAATAGTAAGTGTAGTTACTACAGGAATAATTACAATTCTTTCTCAGTGTACAAAAATATCAGAAAATAGTCTGTGGGATATCTTTGATGAGATTCAAAGAAAATATTTCCCACAGACTATTTTTAATGAATTGGTTATCAAAGATCCTGAAAAATTAAACAGAAGGATTGAACGAGATGTTGATAGGGCTATCAGAGACTATGAGCACTGGGAGTCCTCTCTGCCCCCCAGAATGACCAACAAGACCATCTTAGAGGGTCTGGAGTCCCCAAGATTCTCTGGAACCCAAAGATTGATCGTGAGGGATGCTATCTACTATGAGTGTCCAGGAGGAGTCATGGGCATCAGAGGAGCATGGGTTGACAAAGATCCCAACTGTGATTAGAATCACTCTGTTAAGGGTGAAAGATAAATACTAGCTCATAAGATACTTTAAGATGAGCTATGATAATCCTTGGAGATATCAAGGAGAGATCTTTGAATCAGAAGATATTCAAGATCACTTTGGGTTTGTTTATTTAATAGAGTGTTCCCAGACCAACAGGAAATATTTGGGTAGAAAATACTTTTGGTCATTTAGAACACCTAAAGGAAAGAAGAGAAAAGTCAAACAGGAAAGTGATTGGAAGAACTATTATGGTTCATGTCCAGAACTAAAAGATGATATTAAAAAGTATGGTAAGAATAAGTTTCAAAGAACGATTCTATCACTTCATAAAACTGTTGGTAAAACCAACTACGAAGAGACTCGACAACTATTCTTAAATAATGTCTTAACTGAATCACTTGACGATGGGACTCCCTTGTATTACAATAGCAATATCTTATCAAGATATTTCAGAAAAGATTATTATGAACAATGCTCAATTGAAACAGATGTGTCAGGTTCAAGTTGATAATATCATTGATAGGATGCATGATCTGTGCGAACAAGGAAGATCTTCTGATGCTTCTGCGTTGTATGAAGAGATTCAAGATTGGGTAGTCAACAATACTGAAATTGAGGTTATGTCCCTCAATTATATTAATGGTATGCTTGATGAAACTAAATAGTCGCTCATTATGATTTTTATTATTAGTCCTTGATAATGATTTAGAGCCCAGGAAAGTGCCCTTCGAGAGGAGTGGTGTACCCCCTTTCTATTGGGATGTAGAGTTCAATCAATTTAAATGCAAAACTTCTTTACAGTAGCCCTGCCCTTTTTGGCAACGGTTACAACCAACGTGGCAACACTGCCTTTGTTTCCACCTCCACCTTTGACAGCACCTCCAGTGCCTTTTTCTATTATTAAGGAGTTTGAAACACCGACAGCGACCAAAGAGGTTGCTCCTGAAAAGCCAAAAGAGAAAAGGCTAATTTGTAAAGGGTGTAATGAAAATGAAAATGTAGCCCTGGCATATTTCCAGGACATTGGAGTTAAAGACAGAAACGCCCTTGCTACCATCATGGGTAACATTCGTCAGGAATCAACATTTATTCCTAACATTTGTGAAGGTGGTAGTAAAACTAGTTACCATAATTGCTGGCGTGGTTATGGGTTAATTCAGTGGACATCTTCTAACAGATACTATGGATTGGGTGACTTTGCTAGAAAATATGGTGGAAGTCCTTCTAGTATGAATACTCAATTAAAGTATTTGATTAATGAGGTCCAGTGGAAACGAATAGAAGAAAAAATGAAAACCCCTGGTAAAAGTATTGACAGATATATGGATTACGCCTATACTTGGATAGGTTGGGGTTACCATGGTGCCAGAACCAGTTATGCTTATGACTATGCCAATCGTATGATTGAAGTTGAAGTATAATTAAATATGGGGGAGTAATCCCCCTTCATGCGGGTATAGTTTAGGGGTAAAATGCCATCCTTCCAAGTTGGAGTCACCAGTTCGAATCTGGTTACCCGCTCTCTAAATATGTAAAAATGAAAAAGAAAAAATTTAACGAACTTATACAAAAACCATTAAGGTTTCATCATCAAGATATACATGAAGAACTTGACGAAATTAAAAGGATGATTAAAGATGTTAAAGATCAGATGCAAGAATTGCAACAAAGAATTGCAGGCACACCCAGCTCAGACTAAGTGTTGTGGGTGTGATAACCTAACTACCATTCGTGGAGATAGTATTAGTGCTCTTGATTTGAGCCTTGTAGAAATTGTCTCTCCAGGTTATAATAAGAAGAGCACAAATAAGTTGCTCTCAAATGAAGACCTTGCTTTTCAAGAAGCAAGAAAAAATCGTAAAGTTAAAAAATTGGAGTTTGAAATTAGATGAGTTGGGAAACCCCAAAGTTATCAAAAAGTGACATTGAGGTCATTACCTTGTCCTTGGACGACTACATATATTATTCCAAACAAGATGGAATAGATGTCCAAGACGCAGAAAGAATATTGTTGAGGTTAAATGACCACCTGCAAAAATTGTAAATGGACCAACACACCTATGATAACTGGGTGAAAATAAAGGCAACATTTGAAGAGTCTGGTAATACAGACAATATGTTTTATAAAAGAGCATGTGAAATTGTAAAAACAAAAATAGATCCAATGCAAAAATTTCTTACATGGAATCATGAATAAAGAAAATACTAATCTTAAAATCAAATTAGAACAACAACAAAAATCTATACAAAACAACAGTAAATATAAATCAATCAAATTATCTTCAGATCAAGAATTGATTGAACTTTATACTAATCATGAAGAAGGTTGCTGATTGAATGGAGATCATTACAATCCAAGAACAAAAGGAACTTCTAGATTGGATCTATTCAAATGAAGATAAATTTAAAGTTAACAAAGCTGGTCCTTATAGAAAATTTATTAATTTGACTCAATTAAGTAAATTTGAAAAACCAGAATTGTTTCATGAAGTAAAACTTAGAATTCTTCAAAAAGAAAAAATTTTAGTATGGATGCAAGATCCTTTTTTTGGAGATTTAGTAACTTGCAATTTAACTGGTGGATTTATTCATGAGCATGTAGATCCAACTTTACCAAATAGAGAGCATCTTAGATTTAATTTATTTTTATCTAAGCCAGAGCATGGAGGAGATCCAGTTTTGTTAAATAAAAAACTTAATTTTGAAGAACGACAATATATCAAATATCATGTGAACAAACACTTTCATAAGTCGCTTCCAGTTGAGGGAACTAAACCTAGGATAGCAATATCTTATGGTATATCCATTACTACAGAATACCTAAAAAATTTGATGGGAGTATAGCTTAATGGTAGAGCGGCCTGCTTATAACGGGTTGGTCTGGGTTCAATTCCCAGTATTCCTACTTGCTGGTTTAGCAATCTGGCGAATGCAATCGACTCATAATCGATGGGAGGTGAGTTCGATCCTCACAACCAGCATAGTCTTGGGATGACTTTAAAAGCACCCTGGTCGGGAACCCCCCCTTCAGTCATGGAGAGACTTTAAAAACCCTGGTGGAGTCAATATGACCCTCATTAGGTTTCTTGCTTCCTTCAAGAGCAAGTGGTGCGGATGGGATCTTACTCCCGCCTGGTTTCCAATTTCCAGTCAAAGAATTGGTGGCGAGCCTGCAAATACGGAATCTAGAGGGGTTTACAATACCCCTCTTTTTTTGTATAATGGTAAAAAGTATCTAATATATGAAGGCAGCATTAATTACTGGTATTACGGGGCAAGATGGATCCTACTTGGCTGAGCTCCTTTTGGAGAAAGGTTATGAAGTTCATGGTATTATTAGAAGGTCTTCCCTTATCAATACACATCGTATTGATCATGTATATGATAGAATTAAGTTGCATTATGGTGACCTCACTGATTCTACGAACTTAGTTAGAGTTATTCAGCAAGTACAACCAGATGAAATCTATAATCTTGCAGCACAAAGTCATGTAAAGGTTTCTTTTGAGATGCCTGAATACACTGCAGATGTGGATGGGGTGGGCACTCTGAGAATCCTGGAAGCAGTTAGACTTCTTGGTATGGAACAGAAGGTAAGAATATATCAAGCATCTACAAGTGAATTGTATGGTCTTGTTCAGGAAATTCCCCAAAAAGAAACAACACCCTTCTATCCAAGGTCACCTTATGGTGTAGCTAAGTTATATTCTTATTGGA